TCATGCTGCGTCCTTTCTGTCGAGAGTTCGGGATTTTAGGTCCTGGGCGAGGTGGCAAAGGCCGTCGACACGCAGGTGCACCTTCATGTCCGTCTCGGAGACGTCGATGTGATCGATCAGGATCGAGGCAATGCGCGCTTGTTCGGCCGGGAAGAGTTCGCCCCACAGCGGGTCAAGGCTTTTGAGCGCAGCGTGGATGTCCTGCTCGCTGCAGGCCCGCTTGTCGTCTGCAGCGTTGCGCCACGACTCGGCCACGATTTCAGGTTGACGGAACACTGCACGCAACTGCGCGGTGACGTTGGCCTCGATTTCACCGGCGGGGATGCGCCCCACCGGACAGCTGCCAGCACCGTGCTTCAAGATCGTCTGGCTGACATAGTAACGGTAAAGGCGGTTGCGCTTGCGGGTGTGGGTCGGCGAAAACATCGCGCCATCAGGCCCGCGTATGAGGCCAGACAGCAATGCAGGGGTCTGCTTGCGCGTGCTGGCGGCGCGCGTCCGTGGGTTTTCACTATTAATCGCGCGGGCCTTTTCCCAGGTTTCCATGTCGATGATGGGTTTGTGCAGGCCGGGATAGGTCTCGTCCTTGTGCACAATCTTGCCGATATAGATCGGGTTGCGGAGGATACGATAAAGGTATTTGTTGTCCATGGGCTTGCCCCTGGGGGTCGTTAGGCCGCGCTTGGCCGCTTCCTTCGCGACTAGTAAGGCCGACCCCAAGTTAACGAACCGCTCAAAGAGCCACCGTACATCTGCTGCTTGGGCGTTGTTGATCTCAAGCCGGCGGTTGATACAAACGTAGCCATATGGTGGGACGCCGCCCATCCACATGCCTTTTTTCTTCGAAGCCGCGACCTTGTCTCGGATGCGCTCGGCGGTGACTTCGCGCTCAAACTGAGCAAAGGACAGAAGGATGTTCAGTGTCAATCTGCCCATCGAGGACGTGGTATTGAACGATTGCGTCACGGAGACGAAGGTCACGTTATTTCGTTCGAAGGCCTCTACCAGTTTGGAAAAATCCATCAGTGAGCGCGAGAGGCGGTCAATCTTGTAAACCACGACCACATCAACCAACCCGTCCTCGATATCCGCCAGCAGTTGTTTTAGCCCGGGCCGCTCCAATGTGCCGCCCGAGATGCCGCCGTCGTCATAGTGTTCACGAAGGGCGACCCAGCCCTCCGAGCGCTGACTGGCAATGTAGGCCTCACAGGCTTCGCGTTGGGCGTGAAGCGAGTTGAACTCTTGCTCGAGGCCTTCCTCGCTGGATTTGCGCGTATAGACCGCGCAGCGCATCTTTCTTGGTGCTGGTTTTGTCATTTGCGCTTCCTGTAATTGTTGAGGCCAAAAAACACGGGGCCGTTCCAGCGTGTGCCGGTGATGGCCCGTGCAATGGCGGATAGGGATTGATATGGGCGGCCTTGCCATTCGTAGCCATCGGAGGTGACGGTCACGACGTATTCCTCCCCCTGCCATTCACGGATCAGGCGGGTGCCTGCGATGGGCTTGAGGTCGTGACGAATGCGCCTTTTGGCGGAATTGTCGCCGTCCCATTTCTCGGCCAATTCTTCGAGCCGTTTTCGGGTCTCTGGTTTCAGGCCGCCATAAGCGAGTTCCTGGATGCGATAGCTCAGACGCGTTTCCAGGTAGCGCCGGGTGAAGGGCGGTGGCTCCGTTCCCATAAGGTCGCGCCAAATTTCGCGCAGTTCGGTGGGCGTCTTGATTTTGAGGGCGGCGACGCGGGCGTACACGGGATCTTCTTTGGTCATGGGACCTCCTTGTGAGTTGGTTCCGCATGAACGCTCCGCGCGCCTAAAAAGTGTAGAGAACTTTCTCTATTATTTTCAGTATGTTGGCCAATTTTCCGCGCGCGCAGCCGCAAATATCCAATAGCAAGGATCTTGCACAGTTCAGCACGCCGCTCGCGTGGTGTCATTTTCGTGGGATGCAAGGAATTGGCCGCTGCCAGCGGCGCGAAGATATCGTCGTACATTTTGGGTTCTCTCAGATTTGTACGCTGAGAGAACCGTCCTGTGTTCACTTATTCAAGCAAAAACAATGTCTTGTCGTCTTATGTCGGTTTGTGGCGCCTCATGTCGGCAAGCTGAATCAGACCCGACGGCCGTACCACCGAATCCGGCCAATGATATTGACCTCGTCGAGAAGGCATTCATAGGGCGAGTAGTTAGGGTTGTCGGAGGTGACACGAATGCGCGGTGGGTCGCTGGACGGAATGTGCTCGATCCGCTTGGCCATCAGCCCCATGCCGTCATGCAAGACGAAAAGCCCTGGCGGATAGGGCGACTTGCGCCCCATATCGACCAGGATCGTATCCCCATCATTCAATGTGGGCACCATGCTGTCCCCAGTGACACGGAGGATCCTAAGATTTTTCGGATTGGCCTCCAACTCATCTTCAATCCAGGACAGCCGGAAATGATAAAGCTTGCTGGCTTGCTCATCCTCGCCATGCACGATTGTGCCGCCACCCGCTGAGGCCTTCGCCTTGACGCCAGAAATGCCGACGAAGGTCGTGTCTGGAGAATAGATTTTGGGGGCTTCACCCTCGATCGTTCCATCACCGTCGATCAGCCAGTCAACATCGACCTTCAAGACCTCTGCGACCTTCTGCAGCTTGGCACGGCTCGGCCGCACAGACTTGCCGCGGATAATGTCGTAGATGAAGGAACGGTTCAGGCCTGAGGCCTCGGCCACCGCTGCAGGCGTCATGTCGAGCTGAAACGCGCGAGCCTTCAGTCGCTGTGCGATGTTCGTGACGATCATGGTTATCCCCAGTAAGTTGTGGACTAAGTGGGATATCTATTCTGTTGAAAATGGACAGTCAAATAGATAAGAACAATACATGAACAAGAAGGGGGTGCTGCCAGTGTTGATTCCACGAGACTATTTCACCCTACAGGAGGTCTTGGCGGACTGGGGCATCTCTGAGTCTGAGCTGGGCTATGTCGTGGAGATGGGTCAGCTGACTCTGTCGGTCCGCGTCTACGGCTCCTTCGTAGTTGCCGATCGAAAAGACCGCCCAGGTCGGTGCAACCCTGACTTCGAGGGGGTAGTGGATCTGGAGCGGCGTGACGCGATGCGGGTACTGCGCAAGAAAGCCTGTTCTGTCTCGTCCTTTGTGCAAAACGGTGGAAACGTGACGACGTCTGAGGGCGCTGTGGATTGGGTGGTCTATCGCGATGCGCTGCTTGTCCGCGCCGCTGAGCGCGAGCATTTCGAGGCAACAATCATGGCCGCTGGCGCCCCTCATGCCAATGATTATGATCGGTTTTTGTCGTTTGATCTGAATGGGCAGCACTATCTCTTTACAGACATGCAGGCGCGCGCTTTGAACTATTTGTTCATCTGCGCCATCACGGGTGACCCGGAGCAGCGCGGTGTTCAAATCTTGGCGGCGGCAGGGTCGGCCTCCTTGAAACTCAGCTATTTGTTTTCCAGCCGGAAGGGGTGGCGCGACATCGTGCATCCCGTCGCAAAGCGCCGGGGGTATTACATGCTCGAACCCACCTTGGTGGTGACGATGCGCGTCGGCCCCTGATGCCGAACTTCACGCTGAACAGGCCCGCTTCACGCGGGCTTTTTTGTGTCCGGCGCTCATCGTGATTCGATTTTGTCGCTCATTGTGTAGCTCCCTTCGGTCGGTGTTCGGTCGGAGCTTGGTCGGTGATTGGTTGGTGTTGAGTTGGAGCTCCGACCGAAAATTTATCGGGCATTGATTTTCCAACAAAAATTAATTTCTGCCACCGACCATTCGTGCCACGACCTCCAACCCAAGGGTTTGGCAAGTTGCCCTCATCAACTCGATGAGGACCGCCATGGAACAAGATCACACCCTATTGAGCACGAAGCTCTTGTCCCGGCGCTGGAATATTGCGCCGCGCACCCTGGAACGTTGGCGCGCCGAAGGTCGTGGCCCGCAGTTCGTCCGGATTGGCCGGCATGTGCGCTATCGCCAAGCTGATATCCAGGCCTTCGAGGCCAAGCATATCGAGACCGCTGGGCCAACGCCGACCCTGACTATTGTTGGGTGCGCCGCATGATCGCGCATATCCCGTCCAGTTCGACCGCTGTTTCAGAAATCACGTTAATGGCTTGGGTTGATGTCGCCGAGCCCGGCGCGCGCCTCGTCTATCACCGCGGCTTTCTGGTGGTCGACACGACGCCGAATGTCTCGACGCTCGGCAAACCCGCGCTCGAAGACCTGCGTGCCACGGCAAACGCAGCGTACCGGCTCTCAGAACTGGGCCGCATCCACCTTGTCCAGGAGCGCCTGGGTCCGGACCGGTTCGCCTATCTCGCCATCGCCCGCCCGCACAAGGGCACCGTTCCCTCCGCATCCGTGAAGCAGCTGGCGGCAGCTGCCTGACCCATCCCCCGAAAAGGAGCCCTCATGACTTATCCCGAAAATACCCCGAGCGTGGATGACATGCTCAATATGCCCACCGGCGATCTGGCACAGATGCCGGTCGAGTTGCTGGCCACACTTCAGGCCGAGCTTGATCACGCCAGCAAACAGTTGAAGGCAGCGACTGCGCGGTTCAGCGCCGCCCTCGAGGTGCGCTACGCCACCCGCGCGGCCGAAGCTCGCCGGGCTTGCGGTAAGGATACCGGCACGGTGCGCATCGCTGATGGCGACTACACCGTGGTGGCCGATCTGCCGAAACGCGTCGACTGGAGCCAGGAGAAGCTTGCGCAGATTGCCCGGAACATTGCTGACAGCGGCGAGGACCCGGCCGAGTTTATCGACACCAAGCTGACCGTCTCGGAGCGCAAGTACGGCGCACTGCCCGAGGCCTGGCGCAAGGGGTTTGAGCCTGCGCGCACCGTGAAGGTGGGGGCGCTGAAGGTCACGCTGGAGCCGGCGGAGGCGCAGAAATGACTGCGCTCGCCCCCATTTCCTTGGCCGGCGAAAACCTTCCGGGCCTGATCGATCGTGCCGCCACCATGCTGGCCAGCGCAAAGACCGCCGCTGAGGTGCTCGAGGCCCGTGAAGCTGCCGGTTTGGCCTATGATGTCGCCAAACGGGCCGCGCGGCTCAAAAACGCAAAAGCCGCCCATGACGACCTCGTCGCTGCCGCCCACCGCGCGCAGGCTGATGCCCTCGAAATTGAAGCGGCTGCCAAGCGGCGCCTTGCGGACGAATACGATGCAGCACAGGAACGTGGTGACGTTGCAGGACATGGCGGTGGTCGGAATTTCAAGGTTGGCGACCCCAACGTTGAAACGCAGTCCGATGGCCCAAATCGTATTGGCGGCGACAACGCGATCGTCACCATGGCCGATCTCGGCCTGCGCCGGGACCAGGTTCACGATGCACGCCTGATCCGGGACGCCGAAGCTGCCGACCCCGGCATCGTACGCCGCACTTTGGACCAAAAGCTCGAGCGCGGGGAAGAACCAACCCGCTCCGCGGTCCGTCGCGCCGCAGAGGATCGGCTTCAACGCTCTCTCGATAGGTTGCAGCGCATCCAGGAAAGCGTCCGACGCCTTGAGGAAGATCGCCCACCACCCCTGACGCCAGAAATGCGGGCGCGCCAGATCGCGGTGTTCGGGACGCAAGAGGATCGCGCCATTCACGAGCGCCTCGTCGAGATCGTCGAACGCATCGACGAGCAGCCGAGCCCCGCGGAAGCGGTCCGCCGCATTCCGCCAGCCTCGCGCCACGCTGTGGAGATTGCGCCCATGCGCCGCGCCGCGGCCTGGCTCACCGATTTCACCACCCTATACGAACAGGAGGTCCACAATGGGACATATGCGACTGAATGATGTTGTCGGCGAGATCGTCGGCGAAGTGATCGCGGGCCGCGCGATCAACAAGCGGCAAGCGGCGGTCAATCGCTGGGACGATATCGATGCGGATGGCCAATATCTCGCTGGAATAGACGGTGTGGTGACGCGGATCGATCAGCGTGCTCGCAGTCTCAAGCTAAAGGCGGAAAAATCCGCAGCGCCCAAGCAGGCGGCCTTGCCCTTCCAGCTGCCGGTTGCTGTGGCCATGGATATCGAGGGCACGCATTTGGTCGCCACGCGCCAGCTGTCTCGCGCCGGGTTCGAGCGCGCCATCGAAATTCGCCGCCTTCAGATTGCAAATGACCAGCGCGCCCTTCGCGAATGGCGCAACGCCCTGCGGCAGGCCGATCAGTTCTGGACGGCAAACCCGGACTGGAACTTCGGCGAATGCCTCGACGCGATCTTGGCCAAGGGCGGCAAGGTGCTTGGTGGGGAGGCAGTACAATGAACACGTTTCCTATCAGCCCCACCGATCCGGCGGCTGATCTAACTCGGCTGGATGAAATGCGGCGCGCCATACGGAGTCAGGCCCTCGAACACCTCGCGGAAGCCGATCGGCTCGACGTGCTCTACGCGGCCGTGACCGGCAAAGATCAGGCGGATGTTGCGCAGGATGAGGTGCAGTCATGACTGGCGCGCTCCCCATCATCACCGCCGATCAGCGCATGGCGGAATCCCGTGGCATCAAGGGTGTGATCTTTGGCGGCTCCGGAATTGGCAAAACCAGCCTGCTCTGGACGCTGCGGAATTCCACGACGCTTTTCTTCGATCTCGAAGCCGGTGATCTGGCGATCGAAGGGCTTGCGGTCGATGCGATCCGGCCGCGCACCTGGACGGAATGTCGGGATTTCGCGGTCTTCATCGGCGGGCCGAACCCTGCGCTGCGCGACGATCAGGTTTACAGCGCCGCCCATTATGCCGCCGTTTGCCAGAAGTTCGGCGACCCTGCGGCGCTCGATCAATACGACACGGTGTTCATCGACTCGATTACCGTGGCCGGGCGGCTCTGTTTTCAGTGGTGCAAGGGCCAACCCGAGGCGCATTCGGAAAAAACCGGCAAGCCCGATGTGCGCGGGGCTTACGGCCTGCACGGGCGCGAGATGATCGCCTGGCTGACCCATCTGCAGCACACGCGCGGTAAGAACATCTGGTTTGTGGGCATCCTCGACGAGAAGCTCGACGACTTCAATCGCAAGGTCTTCGTGCCGCAGATCGATGGCAGCAAAACCGGGCTCGAACTGCCGGGGATCGTCGATCAGGTCATCACCATGGCCGAGATCAAGGGCGACGGCGATCAGCTGCAACGCGGCTTCGTTTGTCAAACTCTTAACCCTTGGGGCTACCCCGCCAAGGACCGATCCGGCCGCCTCGATCTGATCGAACCGCCGCATCTGGGTCAGCTGATGGACAAGATCCGCGGGCCCCTCGTGCCTGCCGAGCGCCGGCTAACCTACCAGTCACCTCAGCTTCCAAAGCCGTCCCCTGCGACGGCTGACACCCCTAACGTTTCCTCCAACTGAAAGGACCCGAGCCATGTCTCTCTGGAACGATTTCAACGACGCGCAGTCGAATGCCAACGTCATCCCCAAAGGCACGCTGGCCAAGGTGCGCCTGACGATCCGTCCGGGCGGGTTTGATGACCCTGCCCAGGGTTGGACAGGCGGCTATGCCAAACGCGGCAATACCGGCGCCGTTTACCTCGATGCCGAATATACCGTGCTCGACGGACAATACGCCAAGCGCAAGATTTGGTCGATGATTGGGCTCTACAGCCCAAATGGTCCCAACTGGGCCAATATGGGGCGCAGCCTTGTGCGTGGCATCCTGAACTCGGCGCGGGGACTTTCCGACAAGGATAAATCCCCTGAGGCTCAGGCCCGGCGCCGGATCAATGGTTTTGCGGATCTGGACGGGCTGGAATTCGTCGCGCGGATCGATGTCGGCACGGACACCAATGGGGATGAGAAAAACGAAATCCGCAGCGCCGTGACGCCCGATCATCGGGATTATGCGCAAGTCATGGGGGCCGCGGCTCCATCTTATGCCGCGCCTCATCCCCAGCAGGGTCATGCTCCGTCGACGCCCAACTATGGGGCGCCCACGCATCAGGGACAACCGCAGCAGCCCCAACAGTCACCGGCGCCTGGGTTTACCGGTCGCCCGAGCTGGGCTGAGTGAGGCCAAATCCCATGCGTTTGCGTCCCCGCCAGAAACTCTTCGTCGAGCGCAGTCTTGCTGCGCTCGCCACCCGAGCCAACACGCTCGGCATCGCTCCGACCGGGGCAGGCAAAACGATCATGCTGTCGGCGGTCACTGGCGAAAATATCGGCAACCGCGATGCCAAGGCCTGCGTGCTGGCCCATCGCGATGAGCTGACGGCGCAGAACCGCGAGAAGTTCGGGCGCGTTAACCCGGCCATCACGACCTCGGTGGTGGACGCGACGACCAAGTCCTGGGGCGGTCAGGTGACCTTCGCCATGGTTCCGACGCTGGCGCGCGAGGGCAATCTCGCCGCCATGCCGAAGCTGGACCTTCTGGTCATCGATGAGGCCCATCACGCCGTGGCCGACAGCTATCGGCGCATCATCGACCATGTGCGGGATGCCAACCCGGATGCCCGGATCTTCGGTGTGACCGCAACGCCGAACCGGGGCGACAAAAAGGGCCTGCGGGCGGTCTTCGACAATGTCGCGGATCAGGTCCGGCTTGGGGAATTGATCGCCTCGGGGCATTTGGTGCCGCCACGCACCTTTGTCATCGATGTGGGCGTGCAGGACAAACTGCGGGCCGTGCGCAAAACCGTGTCGGACTTTGACATGGGTGAAGTGGCCGAGATCATGGACCGCGCGCCGATCACCGAGGAGGTGATCCGCCACTGGCAGGAAAAGGCGGCAGGTCGCCCGACAGTCGTGTTCTGCTCCACCGTTGCCCACGCAGCCCATGTGGCCGAAGCCTTCAACGCGGCTGGTATTCCGACCGGCCTGATCCATGGCGATCTGCCCGGGGAGGAGCGGCGCAATATCCTTGCCGCCGTCGCCGCCGGCGAAATCCGCGTCATCACAAACGTAGCCGTGCTCACAGAAGGCTGGGACCATCCGCCCACCTCCTGCGTCGTGCTGCTGCGGCCCAGTTCGTACAAATCGACCATGATCCAGATGGTGGGGCGCGGACTGCGGACCGTCGATCCGGCCGAGTTCCCGGGCGTGGTCAAAACCGACTGCATCGTCCTCGACTTCGGCACCTCGAGCCTGACCCATGGCACGCTGGAACAGGATGTCGACCTCGACGGCAGCACTGGAAACGGCGAGGCCCCGACCAAGACCTGCCCTGAATGCGAAGCTCAGATCCCGCTCGCCTGCCGCGAATGCCCGATCTGCGGCGCGCTTCTGGTCGAAGAGGATGAGCTTGAAAGCCGCGAGGGCGAGCTGGGTGGTGCGCTCTCCGGCTTCGTGATGACAGAAATCGACCTCCTGAAGCGCTCAAGCTTCTCCTGGGTCGATCTCTTCGGCTCTGAGGATGCGTTGATGGCCACGGGCTTCACGGCCTGGGGCGGCATCTTCTGGTTTGAGGGCCAATGGTACGCGGTCGGCGGCCGCAAAGGCGCCAAGACCCGACTTCTGGGCATCGGTGAACGGTCTGTATGCCTGGCGCAGGCTGACGACTGGCTCAATGAGCATGAAACCGACGAGAGCGCCTTCAAGACCCGCGGCTGGCTGAGCCAGCCCGCCACCGACAAGCAACTGCAATATCTCTCTCCCGCCGCGCGCAGCGACTACGGCCTGACCCGCTATAAGGCCTCGGCCTTGATGACCTTCACCTTCAACAAGCGCGAGATCCGCGGGTTGATCATGCAGGCGGCGCCAACCGCACGTGAGGCGGCATGAACCATGTCGCGCAAATGCAATACCTGCCCACAGAGGCTGCGGATCGCCCGGGCTTTGATCGCCTCTGGCATCCGCGAGGTCAACTCTGCGCCGTCTGCTTGTCCCGCACGCGCGGCTTCGGCTGGTTCGATCCAAACATGCCTCGCGGCAAACGCACATACCGCTGGTTTTGCTCTGTGCAATGCCAGTCGGCCTTCACCCGAAAAGCAAAGAAAGGGCAGCCCGTGGCAGAGATAACCGAAGAAGAGTCGTTGGCAATACCCGCAGTGATGCGCGCTGTGGGCCGGAAAATTGATGAAATTGGCTGGGATCGCAGCTTCGCTGACCTGACCGAACTTGAAATGCGGTTCTTGTTGATCGTCGCTATCGATACGTTCCGCCATGAAATGTACGAAATCAATGCCGAATTCGGTGGGGGGGGTGCCGTTTTGACCCTCGATTTCAACCATACGCCCAACTTCGCCGACCGTGTTAACGAAGCCGTCGACGCGGCACTTACAGCTGAAAACGCCACTCGGACACCACGTGACTATCTTGGCGGATCCCGCCTTGGCCATGCCTGTGAACGGGCCCTGCAATTCGAGTTCACGGCCACGCCGAAGGACGATGGCCAGGACTTTTCAGGTCAGGTTCTGCGCATTTTCGCCATTGGTCACGAGTTGGAGGAGCTTGCCATCCGCTGGCTGCGCGGTGCGGGTTTCGATCTTTACACCCAAAAGGGCAACCGACCCGACGGCGGGCAGTTCGGTTTCTCCATCGCCGGTGGGCGTATCCGTGGCCATGTCGATGGCATTATCGCTGCAGGGCCAGAGGGCTTTGGTCTCGCCGTTCCCGCTCTTTGGGAATGCAAGACGATGAACGCCAAGAACTGGCGTGCCTGCGTCAAGGATGGCGTGACCAAATCGAAGCCGGTCTACGCCGCCCAGATCGCCGTCTATCAAGCCTATATGGAAGCGCAGGTGCCAGGTATTTCCGCGAACTCGGCCATGTTCACCGCGATCAACAAGGACACGGCCGAGCTTTACCACGAGCAGGTCCCGTTCGATGCAGAGCTGGCGCAGCGCATGTCGGATCGCGGTGTGCGCATCCTGCGTGCCACAGATGCCGGGGAGCTGCTGCCCCGCGTCGGCGCCAACCGTGACTTCTTTGAATGCCGGTTCTGCTCTTGGGCTGAGCGCTGTTGGGGGCTGTCCGCATGACCGATGCCCCGAAAGACCCGCCCGAAAACGACGACACAGGGAAGGAGGCCACAATGGCTCACGATTATGATGACCGCCCAGAGACGCCGGGGGCACCGAAGGAAAACCTGATCCATTTCAACCCGTGGCGTGATTTCAACGACGCTGCGCCCATGGCCGATGTCTTCGGTGATGAGCCAGACCCTGAACAGATCGCCCAGTTCATGGAGGTGGTCTTCGGCTATTGCGACGGGCTGATCCCGGTCCGCAGTTTCATCGATAAAGGCCAAGGCATTGATGGGCGCCCGCACAATATCTGGATCGAGGCCTGCGACAACACCACCGACAAGATGGTGACCTTCGCCAATTGGGCGGCACGCGAAGGCGCGGCGGTCTATGTGATCCCTGGCACTGTTGCGATGAGCGGCCAAGCCAAGGCGGCCGACATCCTGCAAATGCAGACGGTGGTAGTCGACATCGACACCGGTGATATCGCCGCCAAGCGCGCCCACCTGGAGCGACACCTCGGCCCGCCGACGATGGTGGTGGAAAGCGGCGGCATCACGCCCGAGGGCCAGCGCAAGGCCCATGTCTGGTGGAAGCTGACGGAACCCGCAGAGGGCAGCGACATTGCGCGGGTGACGCGCCTGCGTGGTGACATCGCCGCGAAGGTTGGCGGCGACATGCACTTCCGCTCCGCTCACCAGCCGATCCGGGTGGCAGGCTCGGTCTATTACAAGAACAGCCTGAAGACCCAGGTCCAAATCGTGGAGTTAAATGCCGACCGCGAGCGCGATCTGGCTGAATTCGTCGAGGCCGTGGCCGACATGCCGCCCGCGCCGGGTGTCAACCTTGCGCCGGACTTCACCACGCCGGACAAACCACGTACAGACGAGGTGCTGGTCACGCCCGTGCGCGAGGGTGGTCAGGATGACTGGTCCCGCTTCGAGGGCGCCTCAGCCGCCATCGGGTATTTCATTCGCATGGTGCACGATGGCCGCCTCTCAAAGGATGAGGGCTGGGAGGCAATCTGCGGCTACAACGCGGCGATGCTGCGCCCCCAGTGGCCCGTGGAGCGCCTGAAGCGCGAGTCTGAGCGCCTCTGGGCCATCCATGTCGAAAAGCACGGGCCACCGCTCATCCGACTCGACAGCGCGGCGCCGGCGCCAAACGAAATGCCGGCGTTCACGCTGGGCGCACTGCTGGACGACGACAGCCCAATGCCTGCGGACATCATTGCGCCGCGTGTGCTGACGCCTGGCGGGCTCTTGGTGCTGGGTGGCGCGCCCAAGGTTGGCAAAAGCGACCTGTTGATCTCATGGCTCGTGCACATGGCTGCCGGCCAACCGTTCCTCGACTTCACCCCACCGCGTCCCTTGCGCGTGTTCTATCTGCAGGCCGAGATCCAGTATCACTACCTGCGCGAGCGGATGAGGCAGATCACCCTCCCGCCAAAGGTGTTGGCCGGCGCACGCGACAATCTGGTCGCCACGCCCAAGCTGAACCTTCTGCTCGATACCGAGGGCAGTGTCCGCGTCGCTGAGGCCATCCGGCGGGCGTTCCCGGCCGAACCCGTGGATATCATCTGCATCGACCCAATCCGAAACCTCTTTGACGGCGGTCCCGATGGCGGTGGCGAAAATGATAACAGCGCAATGATGTTCTTCCTGAAGGACCGGGTCGAGGTGCTGCGCGATCATATCAACCCGGACTGCGGTGTTATTCTCGCCCACCACACCAAGAAGCTCTCGAAGCAGCAAGTGAAAGATGATCCGTTTCTGGCGCTCTCCGGCGCCAGCGCCCTACGGGGGTTCTACACCTCAGGCTTGATCTTGCACCGACCCGACGAGGAAAGCCCGCAGCGCAAGCTGGAGATTGAGCTGCGCAACGGGCCGGCTTTGGCGGCGAAGATCATCGACAAGGTCAAGGGCGAGTGGGTCGAGATCAACCCGATGAACGAGCGGCTTGTGCGGGCTGAACTCGGGGCACGGCACGATGCTGAGCGCGAACGCAAGGGAGAGGTCATTACCGATATTCTGGAACGCGAAGCGCGCGCGGGCCGCATGTATACGATGACACTGTTTGCCCAGTCCTTCGAGAACCAGGGCGGCCTCAGCGGCCAGACGAGCATCCGCGATCGGTTGAATGTGCTGACCACCAAAGGGGTGATCAAGTTCGTCAAAGGCGACGCCGCATCGGGTCTCGGGCTGCCGGTGGATCGCAGCAAGTTCGGCTATCTCTGCACCGAATTAATGGAACTGGGGAGCAGTGAGGAATTGGTCGATCCAAGCACTGGCGAGGTCTTCCCGACTGTCACGCCCGTGCGTCCCAGCCACTACAAATGTGCCCAGACCGGTGCCGTTCTCCCGGTCGAAAATCCCGACATCTGGGTCTACCCCGAGGGGGCAAATCCATGAGGTTTCACCCCCAAAAAGAACCCGAAATCCTGGCCACAAAATCCGGAATTCCGGCCAAAAATCCGAAATCTGAAATCCTGCCGAAATCTGAAATCTGGCTTTTATCCAGCAATTACAGTGTGTTGCGTGTCTCCCTCAGGATTTCGGATGCCTCATTCCGAAATCCTGGCGCAATCCTGAATAGTGACGCGATTTCAATAGCTTATTCAGGATTCCAAGATTTCGGAAAAGCCCCCCTAAAGGGGTGGGTGGACTCCCCCGCAAGGCGGGAGCTCCACCACCCACCCCTGGGCATTCTTCTCGGGCCGAAGTTCTGGCTCAAGATCAATCCGACGACGGCGGCCCGCACCGCCAAGCACATGACCACCGTCGTCTTCCACCTGAGCAGCCCACCAGAAAAGGAGACCACCCATGGCTGACCTGACTCTCGCCAGCGCCGATGTCGGCGCAACCCCGAAAATGCCGATGTCGGCAGAACCCGCGCGCACGATCCTTGCCCTTGATCTCGGCACCACAACCGGCTGGGCCATCCGTGGCTTCGATGGCCTCATCACCAGCGGCACTGTCAGCTTCAAGCCAGGCCGCTACGACGGTTGCGGCATGCGCTATCTGCGCTTCACCAACTGGCTGACCGAGATCGATCGCCTGTCCGGTCCAATCGAGGCGATCTACTTCGAAGAGGTCCGTCGGCACGCAGGCACCGACGCAGCCCATGTTTTTGGAGGTCTGCTGGCGGTTTTGACCAGCTGGGGCGAATTACGCGGTGTGCCGTACCAAGGCGTCCCAGTTGGCACGATCAAGCGCCACGCCACCGGCCACGGCAATGCGAACAAACAGGCCATGATCGATGCTGCCCGCAAGCGCGGTTTCAGCCCGGCTGACGACAACGAGGCAGACGCTATCGCGATCTTGCTATGGGCGATTGAGACGCAGGGAGGGCTGGCCTGATGGGTATGCGCTTCTCTCCCAAGGGTTACGGCGGCAATCGCCGTGACCCTGATCAAGTCAAGCGCGATGGTTGGCATGAGCAGCACATGCTGGCGGTCTCGCTCGACGATCATCGGCTCACCTGGCCAGAACGCGAACTGGTTCGCCAGCTGGGCGAAAAACTTTATGGCAAGCTGCCAACCGTAAGGGAGGTGCGCCATGGCCGATGA